TGGACTTATATTCCTGATGCTAGTACTGCTAATGCTTTAGTAACTGGAACTAGAGGATTCCTTGATATTAAAGGTATCTACTATCAAACAGGTGATTTCAATACTCACGGTGTTGTATATTTTGATGAGAATGGACTACAGACATCAACTAATGCTGTAGCATCTCCAGTTAACACATCAAAACAGATATTAACTGCTGTTACTAAAAATACTATTGCTTTATCTGGTAATGTAACAGTTACTGTTGGTGATATTGTCAGACAAGATACTAGTAATGCTTATGGTGTTGTTGAATCTGGTGGAACTAGTAATGAAATAAATTTGCTTGGTGTTGAAGGTACATTTGATACTACTAACAATTTAAGAAAAGAAGGTAATAATGGTGCAATTGAAAATTTATCAGTAATACCAACCTTTGTTAGTGTGATATATACTAATAAGCCTAGTTGGACTTCTACACTAGACGGGGGTACTTTCTAACAATAAATTATGCAACAACCAAATAATGGAAGTGACGTTGACGTTAATGTTTTAGTGAATTTATATCATCAAAGACTTTCTAATACATTAAATCAAAATGTTCTTTTAGAAGCAAAAATTGAAACAATGAAAAGAGATTTTGAAGAAGAAAAAAACAGTCTTCTACAAGATATAGCAGAATTACAAGAAAAAATTGAATCTGCCCCTAAACCTAAGAAACCAACTAATAATATAGCATCAAGATAAATGGCAAAACCATCAACCAGACAAGGACTTATTGATTATTGCTTGAGAAAGCTAGGTGCTCCTGTATTGGAAATTAACGTTGCTGATGACCAAATAGATGATTTAGTTGATGATGCTTTACAACTTTTCAACGAACGCCATTTTGACGGTGTTGAAAGAATGTATCTTAAGTATAAACTTACTCAAGAAGATATTGATAGAGGAGCAGCAAAAAATCATGACGGAGTTGGCATTGTAACAACAACAGGAACATCAACTAATATATCTGGATACGGCACAACTACAAGTAATTGGTATGAGACTTCCAATTTTTTACAAGTTCCAGATTCTGTAGTTGGGGTAGAGAAAATATTTAAATTTGATACCAGTTCAATATCTGGTGGAATGTTTAGTATAAAGTATCAGTTATTTTTAAATGATCTTTATTACTTTAATTCTGTAGAATTGCTTCAGTATGCTATGGTTAAATCATATCTTGAAGATATTGATTTTCTGTTAACAACTGATAAGCAAGTAAGATTTAATAAGAGACAAGATAGATTATATTTGGATATAGATTGGGGTGCTGAGACTGCTGGTAATTGGTTGATTTTGGATTGCTATAGGGCGTTAGATCCAAATTCATTTACTCAAGTTTATAATGATGTATTTTTAAAACAGTATCTCACTGCTCTCATAAAGAGACAATGGGGTCAAAATATGAGTAAATTTAAGGGTGTTAAGTTACCAGGTGGCATAGAAATGAATGGAACAGAGATTCTTCAGCAAGCAGAATCTGAATTGGAGTCTTTACGAGGTAGAATGTTCTCTGAGTATGAGTTACCACCATACGACTTTATAGGATAAAAATATGGCATTAAATCCATTTTTCCTACAAGGTGCTCAGTCGGAACAAAGACTAACACAAGATTTAATAAACGAACACCTAAGAATGTTTGGTGTTGAAATAACATATATTCCAAGAAAATTTATAGGGACTGATGATGTTTGGAATGAAGTAGAATCTTCTAAATTTGATGATAATTTTAGTATAGAAGCATATGTTAATACATATGAGGGTTATTCTGGTGCTGGTGATGTATTAACTAAATTTGGTATGAATATTCGTGATGAAGTTGATCTTACAATATCTAAAGAAAGATTTGAAGATTTCATCGCACCATTTATGTCAGGTTTAGATGATGGTACTGATGATAGTGAAATGGTTTTAACATCTAGACCAAGAGAAGGTGATTTAATATATTTTCCTTTAGGACAAAGATTATTTGAAGTTAAGTTTGTAGAACATGAAGATCCATTTTACCAATTAGGTAAGAATTATGTTTATCAACTTAAATGTGAACTCTTTGAACTTGAAGATGAGGTTATTGATACTTCTATAGAAGCAATAGATACTCAAGTTAAGGATGAAGGTTATATTACAACACTTAAGTTGGTTGGTCTTGGAAGAACTGCTATTGCTACAGCATCAATAGGTAGTGGATATGTAGATGAGATATTCCTGAATAATGATGGATCAGGATTTACTTCAGCACCAACTATAACATTTAGTGATTCACCTGCTAATGATACCACTAGAGCAATTGGTATAATGACAACCAGAGCAAGTGTTACTTCTATAGAAAAGATTTTAGTCTTAAATGCTGGTTCTGGATATGTTACTCCACCAACTATTAGTTTCAGTGGTGGTGGTGGAACTGGAGCAGCAGCAACTTGCTCTATTCAAACTGGATTTAATGGAGTAGTTAGAGTTAATGTCATAGATGGTGGTGTTGGATATGGAACAGCACCTACTGTTACTATTTCTGCTCCTGGAGCTGGAGTACAAGCAACTGGTATATCATCTGTAGGTCCTAGTGGACAAAATAGAATTGTTAAATTTGTTTATGTTGATAATCCAGGTAAAGGATATACTTCAACACCAACAGTAACTATTGCTGATCCAGAATCTATGGTTGGGGTAGGAACTTATCAATATAATGAAACAATTAAAGGTACTAGATCAGGAACAACAGCAACTGTTAGATCTTGGGATGGTGATACTAAGATACTTTTAGTTACAAATGTTGGTATTGGATCAACTGTAGCTGGGTTCTATAGTGGTGAAGAAATTGTTGGACAGATATCTGGAGCAACATATGCTACTGCTTCTTACAATTCTGATGACGCTAATGATAAATATAGTGATGGTGATGAGTTTGAATTCCAAGCTGATCAAATTATTGATTTTACAGAATCTAATCCCTTTGGTGTAGTTTAATGTTTGGTACTTATTTTTATCACGAAATAATAAGAAAAACTGTTATTTCTTTTGGAACAGTATTTAATGATATACATGTACGCCATCAGGATAATACAGGTAAAGATCTTGTTGATACAAAGGTTCCTATTGCTTATGGACCTAGACAAAAGTTCTTAGCAAGAATACAACAGCAACCAGAACTTAATAAAGCAATTGCTATAAGTTTACCAAGAATGTCATTTGAGATGACATCTGTAACTTATGATCCGTCAAGAAAATCTGGTATTACTCAAACATTTAAAGCAAAGGATGGTAAGAAATTTAAGAAAGTATTCATGCCTGTTCCTTATAATTTAGGATTTCAATTAAATATTCTAACTAAATTACAGGACGATTCCTTACAAATACTTGAACAGATATTACCGTTCTTCCAACCAGGTTATACATTAACAGTAGACTTAGTAAATTCTATTGGTGAAAAAAGAGATATTCCTTTAATATTAAATGGCATTTCTTATTCTGATGATTATGAAGGTAACTTTGATACTAGAAGAGCATTAATATATACTTTAGATTTCACTGCCAAGTCTTACATGTTTGGTCCTATCGCAGATACTACAGATGGACTTATTCGTAAGGTTCAGGTTGATTACTATTCAGATACTGACACGAGAACTGCTAATCGTGAAATGAGGTATAGAGTAGAATCAACTGCTAAGAAAGATTATAATGATGACCAGGTTATTGATGCTGCTGACAACATGCTAATAGAACCAGGTGATGATTTTGGTTTTACAGAAACCAGAGAATTCTTCGACAATTCTAAAGAGTACAGTCCCACTCGTAAAATAGACATCTAATGAAGACATTTAATCAATTCTCAGAAGGCTTAAAGCAAGCACGTAAGAATATCGGGATGGATCCCGACAAACCTTCTTGTTGGAAGGGATATAAAGCAAAAGGAACTAAAAACAAAGGTGGAAAGGAAGTTCCCAATTGTGTGAAAGAAGAAAAGAAAAAGAAGCATGATTGTGCATCAAAGGTAAAGCATGAACAGTTTGGTGTGGGTGATTGTATTTCTGAAGCACATGACCTAGATGAGAATGGTAATGTTGCTCATTATGATGTTGAGTTTGAAAAGTATATTGTTAAGAATCTTCCTGTAGAAGAGTTGGAAATTTTAGAAGGATCTATGCATGAGCATGTGATACGTGAAAAGCATAGTGCAGATACAAAAGGAAAGAAAAATTGTGGTTGTGGACAGAATCCTTGTAAAACTTATGGTAAGCAGGAAGATGTAAAGGAAGGTGCTGCTTGGACAAAGAAAGAAGGAAAAAAGAAATCGGGCGGTCTTAATGAAAAAGGTCGTAAGTCCTATGAGCGTGAGAATCCTGGTTCGGATCTAAAAGCACCAAGTAAAAAGAAAGGCAACAAGCGTAGAAAGTCTTTCTGTGCTCGTATGAAGGGGATGAAGAAAAAACTTACTTCTGCCAAAACTGCGAGAGATCCAGATTCAAGAATTAATAAATCATTAAGAGCCTGGGATTGTTAATCATGAAAGATAATTATGACGATTTGAATGAAACCTTTAACACTGAAATAGAAGTTCAGAACGTTACTGAAAAT